AACAAAGAAGCCTACGATCTATCACAGAAACAACGCGCCTTGGAACGCAAGATAAGGCATGACAAGGCTGATTTAGTCGGCAGGGATACAGCACTTAAGGACTGCCCCGCAGGCGAAAAGGAAGTCTATCAGGCGGACTACGATAAATCACTTGCGCTGCTTAAGAAGCACATGAAGCAGTACGATGATTTTTGCAAGAGCCACAACTTGAAAAAGCAATATGATAGACTTGAAAATGCTAAGTATTCACGTCTCATGCGCTCTGGCAAGAGTTAGGGCGCGGAGCCTGATATATCTTTTCACCCTCTCTAATCACCGAAAAGGGTCTCCCTGAGTAGGTGATACGGACTGTTAGCTCAGCAGGGAGAGCAGCGGCAAACAAAAGCCGACCAGTCATAGGTTCGATTCCTATACAGTCCACTATTGGCGGCTATGAGCCTAAACATAGCAAATATCAGGACACGGCAACGTCCGAAAAAGCCTAACGATATTCAAGGAGGTATTTCCGATATGAAAACGGAAGAATTAACAGCACTGGGACTTACAGATGAACAGGTAAAGAGCGTTTTTGCACTGCATGGTAAGGATATCACACCTTTACAGCAGCAGATAGCTGATCTCACCAAGAGTAACGGCGATATCACAGCAGAACGCGACAACCTCAGCACACAGCTTAGTGCGGCAAATGACACGCTCGGCAAGTTCGGCGATCTCACTCCCGAATCTATGCAGGCGGAAATCCAGAAGTATAAAAAGCAGGCAGAAGATGCTGAGACTAACTACAAGGCTCAGATAACTGCACGCGATCAGCGCGACTGGATAACAAAGAAGCTTGACGAATACGGTGTTACCTCCCCTTATGCGAGAACCGCTCTCACGAACGAGCTCATGTCTGCGGACAGCGGCTTGACTTGGAAAGATAATACTTTCTTCGGTTTCGATGACTTCATGAAAGCGGCAAAGGCTAAGGATTCGACACTGTACCAGACAGCTGACGAAAAGGCGAAAGCCGACAAGCAGACCAAACTTGAAGGAGATGCACCCTCTTTCGTGGCTCCCCTCGGTCAGACTAAGCCTCAGGGCGAGGACACTAAAAAGGACATTCCCAAGGTTTGGTAAGACCTAACCGAAAGGAAATGATAATATGGCAAAGATCGAATCTCTCAACATTCTCATTGACGGTAGCTCTCCCGCGGCTAATGACTATCTGGCTGAACTGAGCGGCGTTGTTATCGAGAACATTCAGAAAGCAACCCTCAGCTATAAGCTTAAGAATCAGGAGCTCAGCGGTGACCCTGTATCGGGTACTGTAGAGTGCAGACGTTTCACAAACGCTACCTCTGCATCTTATGGCTCTGCAAGAACCGCAGGCAAGGGCGATGCTGTAAAGGCTAAGCCTGTTACTGTGGCTATCGATCAGGACAAGGAAATCGTTGAGGAACTGGAAGCTAAGGACGTTAGACTGTATTCTGTTGACGATGTTCTGAACAGAAGAGCTAACAACCACGTGCTGACAGTAGCAACAGCACTTGACCGTGCGTTTTTCGCAGAGGCTAACACCAATGCAACAGCAGTAAACGTGTACGGTCTGACAGATGTTGCTGACATTCTTGAAAAGGTTATTCAGGAATGCGAGAACACGCACAATGACTTCGTTGACGGTGTGCCTCGTGACATGATGTCCCTCGTACTCTCCACCGAGTACTACGGCAAGATCAGAAACAACCTCGACAAGTGCCAGAGAGCAAACGTAGACACTGCCGCAGGCGAGTTCTTTGCATGGCACGGCGTAGAGGTAGATTCTTCTACCAGACTGCCTGTTGGCTGTGATATCCTGCTGATGGTAAAGGGTGCAGTTGCACAGCCTGTTATGATGGACCAGTACACAGCTGAAAAGATTCCTCTGTCTGAGGCTATCGCTGTTGAGCTGTTCTACCACTACGGTACTAAAGCTGTTACTCCCGATCTGATCTTCGGTGCAGACTTCACTGAGCCTCAGGATAACGGCTAAGTAAGGAGCGGGTGACAATGACGTTTAAAAACCTCTTGACAGGTGCGGTAGTCGAATCGACTAACGAATTCGTAATTGCTGAATGGCTGAAACAGCCTGATGTATACGTTGAGTATGAACCGCCTGCAACTCCGCCTACCCGCACAGTATACCTTACCATGCAGGCACCACTTACAGCTGAATAGGAGGCATTCAGATGCTTTTCATCAATAAGAGGACAGGAGCTATCCTGAAACCTGTTAACAAGGACGTTATAGAGCTCTACAAGCAGAGTAAGCTGTATGAGCCCTACAAGCCCACTAAGGCAGGCGTTAAGCCTGATAAGGTGGAAGATACCAAGCCTGTTGAGACAGCTGAGGAACAGCTCACAGCTGAAACAGCAGAGCCCACAAAGCCCGCTAAGGGTAAAAAGTAAGTAAAGGAGAGCACGGCGATGTATGCAGATTATAGCTTTTATACAGATACATACCACGGCGACACTCTGACAAGTAGTAACGCTGTTAAGTGGCTCGATAGAGCATCAGACTATGTGGACACGATCACATACCGCAGATTAGAGACAGCATATCCTACAGCAGAGGCTGACGATGTAAAGGTAAAAAAGGCTGTGTGTGCGGTCGCCGATGCTCTCTACTTTATCGATGCGCAGCGCAGAGCAGGCGCGGCACTGGTTAATGCTGACGGTAAGGTTACAGGGGCTATCGCTTCAATGAGTAGCGGCAAGGAATCAATATCCTACGCCACAGGCGGCACGGCTTCGGTATACTCTGCGGCGGCAAGTAACCCAACGGCACAGGATAACTACATTCGCTATGAGGCGGAGCGTTACCTTGCCAATATCCCTGATGCAAACGGAGTAAACTTGCTGTATGCGGGGGTGGAGTAATTGTTCAGCGATACAATAACGCTTTTCAACTTCCATAAAGGGTATTACTACCCTCATGTACTGCATGGCGTTGATGCGGTGGGTATTGTACAGGGTGCCAATGCAACGGCACTTAACGGCAATACCAGTTCAGACGGTGGACAGATACTCATTAACACCAACAGCAGTAAGATACTCAGCGTAGACGATACGCAGTTACCGTATGTCACCCCCAAGGCATACGAAAAACTTGCAGATGGGGCAGATGCTGTTACATTTCAGCCTCAGCAGGACTTTATCATGATAGGTGAATACGGAAGTACAGAGCCTATCAATGACGATGACTACGAGGCGGGGTTCTACGATGAAATCAACAGCACACAGGATAACATTTATTCTATAATATCGGTTAATTTTTACAGTCTCATTCCTCATTTTGAAATCGGGGTGAAGTGATGCCTAACTGGGTCATTTCCGGTAAGACGGCTTTCGTCAAGGGTATGGTCACGGTTGATATTAACATCGATTTGTCGGCATATCCGCCCCGATTCGAGAGGGCTCAACAGCGACTGGGCGAAATGGTACTCGCAAGCAGTAAGGTATATATGCCTCTGCTTACAGGAAGCTTACAGCAACGCTCCTACGTCACAGACGGCGGACGTAAAGTTGTATATCCGGGTCCGTATGGACGGTACCAGTACGCGGGTCGGGTAATGGTCGATTCGGTGACAGGCAAAGGTCCTGCACTGATACACGACCGAAACGGCGTAGAGGTCGGGCTAAGGTTCCGCAAGGGTGCTACACTTGTACCAACGGAAAGGCGGCTCACATACTCACAGCCAAACGCACAAGCTGAATGGTTCCAACCCGCAAAGGATAAGGACTTGCCCACATGGGTGGCTGAGTGCGACAGAATTATAAAGGGTGGTTCATAATGGCACAAAGACCAATAGACGTTAGCGGCTCCGAGATAGTCAGTACTGCACTGATGGAACTGCTTAACGAGTTTCCCGCCCTCAATGGTAAATCAGTCAAGTTCTCAACGCTTGACGATAAATCGGGCTTGGGCTTCTTCCCTATAAGCGGCGCGGCGGTTATCTCCCGCAAGGAAAGTATCACAGGTCATGTGATACTACAATGCGGTTATCCGTTCAATGTCATTTACAGGGCGGCGGCAAAGACCGAAACTCAGAAACTTGCTATCAAAGAGTTCCTTGATGCGCTCGGCAAATGGCTAGAGCGACAGCCCATAGTGGTAAGCGGTCAGACAGTTCAGCTGCACGAGTACCCGGAACTTGACGAGGGCAGAATCATCACATCAATAGCAAGAAGTACACCCGCACATCTGAATGCCGCCTATCAGGACGGCGTGGAAGACTGGCTCGTATCAATACTTGTGAGATACAAGTATGAATATGATACCTCGGGTGCATGAATAACAACAGAACAAAGCGAGGTATAGCCCATGTATAACAAGATCGAGCGCAAATACCTTGCGCATTACATTGATGAAACGTTCGGCGATAAAGCCTATGTGTGGCTCGGTGACGATCTCGAAGAGTACGAAGACGAGCTCAACGCTGAGGTGGAAGTCGAAACGAACATCTTAGGTGAACAGAATATCAAACATAACGGTTATGATACCGAGGGTGACGTAGACCCATACTATGCCGAATACGGCAGTGTATTGTTCGTTAACCTTGCAGCCATAGCCAACGGCAGAAAAAAGGGTGAAGCCTGCAACACGACAAAGATTGACGTGCTTTTCTCGGAAGATATGTCCGTCATATGGGCGTATCGTGAGGACGTTGCTGTTATACCTACGTCCGTAGGCGGTGACACTAGCGGTATTCAGATTCCTTTCGGCATCTACAGCCGCGGCAATCGTGTCAAAGGTGTGTTTGATACGGACACCAACGAATTCAAACCAATCAACACAGTATATGCGCTTGACGGCGCGATACTGATTGATGATAACACAGCATTCGCTGACCATGTAATTGTTTAAAGGAGTGGTTCTAATGGCAGACAAGATAGAGCGTAAATACCTTGCGCATTATGTCGATGAATCTTTCAACGGTGAGACACCCGCCTATGTCAGACTGGGTGACGATCTGGAAGAGTACAACGAGGAACTTAACCCCGATATCGAGGTTAAGAAGAATATCAAGGGTGAACAGTCCATAGATCATAAGGGCTATGAGGTTCAGTCTGATATCGACCCCTACTATGCAACAGAGGGCTCCGCACTCTGGGAGAAGCTTGCAGAGATAGCTAACGAGCGTAAGACAGGCGCGGCTTGCAAGACTACCAAGATCGATGTACTGTACGGTTCTGACGGTACCGTTATATGGGCATACCGTGAGGACGTAGCACTGATACCCAAGTCAATTGGCGGCGACACTTCCGGTGTTCAGATTCCTTTCAGTGTGTACAACCTCGGTAACAGAGTAGCGGGTACTTTCAACCCCGGTACAGGTACATTCACACCTACCTCAGGTACCTAATACCTGTCACAGTAGCTATCAGTAATCAGTAATAATTAATTTGATCGGAGGCTAATTATTATGAATATCGAAAAGACTACAAACACAGCGGCTCTCAATATCACGGTTGACGATGGTATGAGGGCTGTACCTATAACAAATAACCTCGGGGTCGAGATAGGCAAGTTCTATTTCAGACCTACCGATATAGGCATCATCGACAGATACAATGAGATCATCGAAAAGGTGCCTGACGTTTTCAAGCCCCTTGAAAACATCAATATCAAGTCAGATGGTACAGCAGGCTCAGACGATGAAATGCAGATTCTTAAGGAATC